ATTGACTTCAACATTGGTAACATGTCAGCCGTCATCACCGTCAGGCTTGGCAATGGCCTGCTAGTGGTAGATGAAATCAGCGGTGCCCATGACACCGATGCCTTAGCGCAAGAAATCCGCAGGCGGTACCCGCAGCATCAGGTCTACGTCTACCCCGATGCCAGCGGCGGTAACCGCAGCACCAATGCAGCGCAAACTGACATCCAGATCCTTGAGACCTATGGCTTCAGCAACCAGTCACCTCGCAGCAACCCTCCCGTCCGTGATCGCGTGGCTGCTGTACAGGCTCTGCTGGAAAACGGCAAGGGTCAGATCCGACTCCAGGTAGCCAGCACCTGCAAACGGTTGATCGAATGTCTGGAGCTTCAGTGCTACACCGACAAGGGTGACCCCGACAAAGATGCTGGGTTCGACCACATGAATGACGCATTAGGCTATGTCGTGTGGCGTGAGTTCAACCCACTACACGCTGGCGCTGGCCGCAGCACTGGTATTCGACTTTATTGATCATGTATACCGGCTTCAACTCCTACGACAGGCCGCTAGCGCAGCGCACCGTCACCAAGGTCAATGACCCCAACACAAGCTGGTATGCGCAGGAGCCGCATTGGATCCTGATCGAAGATTTACTGCAGGGCACCTACGGGATGCGCAAGAAGCATCGCCGCTATCTGCCGCAGGAGCCGAGAGAGCTGGACGAAAGCTACGACAACCGCTTAGCACGCAGTGTTGTGCCGCCGTATTACATCCGTCTTGAGCGGATGCTGGCTGGTATGCTCACCCGCAAGCCAGTTCGGCTGGATGACACTGCTGATGTTATCCGCGAGCAACTGTTTGATGTAGACCTACAAGGCAATGACCTCAATGTCTGGACCTACGAAGCAGCCCGCAAAATGGTCCGCTATGGCCACATTGGTACTTTGGTGGATGCGCCTGCTGATGGGGGTAGACCTTATTGGGTGACTTACACACCACGGCAAATCCTTGGCTGGCGCACTGAGCAGCAAGAAGGCAAACAGATCCTGACGCAACTGCGGCTGAGTGAAGTGGTCACTGTGCCTGATGGTGAGCTCGGTGAAAAGGCGGTTGAGCAGGTGCGGGTGCTCACGCCAGGCGAATACCGCATTCACCAGAAAGATGACAAGGGCGAGTTTCGCATGGTGGATGAAGGCCGGACCAGCCTTAGCGAGATCCCGTTCAGTATTGCCTACGCGCAGCGGCATGGCTTCATGGAGTCACGGCCGCCGCTTGAGGACATCGCAGAGCTGAACCTGAAGACCTATCAGGTGCAATCGGATCTCGACAACCAACTGCACATCAGCGCGGTGCCGATGCTGGCGTTTTATGGGTTCCCATCTGCTGCTGAAGAGGTATCAGCAGGACCGGGTGAGGCGATTGCATTTCCTGCTGATGGCCGCGCTGAATACATCGAACCACAAGGCAAAAGCTTTGAGGCGCAGTTCAAGCGGCTGGAGCAGCTTGCATTGCAGATCAATGAGCTTGGCCTGTCAGCAGTGCTAGGCCAGAAGCTAAGCGCCGAGACGGCTGAAGCCAAGCGCATCGACCGCAGTCAAGGCGATAGCACCATGATGGTGATCGCGCAAAACATGCAGGACATGATCGACAACTGCCTGCAATGGCACGCGCAGTACCTCGGCAATGCCACCGCTGCTGGCAGTAGCTATGTCAACCGCGACTTCCTTGGCGCACGGCTTGAGTCGCAGGACATCCAAGCACTGCTACAGCTCTACACCGCTGGCACCATCAGCCAAGAGACGCTGCTGCGTGAACTGGCCGAAGGCGATGTCCTTGGCGATAATTTTGATGTAGACGAAGAACTTGAGGCAACCTCCAATGCGGGCATGGATCTACCAGCTACTGGACCGGCTGACAGACTGGCTGATAGCGGTGATGGTCGTGGTGGAGCCGAAGAAGCCGAGACGCCAGGGGATTGATTACACCATGTGCAAGCTGCCTGATCAGGTGCTTGCCGTGGTACGCATGAAGTATTACAAAGGCGGCAAGGCTGATGAAGTAGATGAAATGGTCATCATGGAAGATGGCCAGAACGGCTATGACGCATTTGCCGCAGCCATCAGTGGTGCGCTTGCTCGCGGTGCTGATGTAAGCATCAGATCGCAGTATCGGCCAGACCAGCTTGGCCTCATCTCATGAGCACACCAGAAGCGCTATACCGGAATGCCATTGATCTAAATCGCTACAGCAATAGCGTTGCCAGGCGGATCATCAATGCTTACAACGACATCATCATCGATGCCGTCAACCAGCTACGCACCATTGATGAGCTAGCGGCACCGGTTAAGGCAGCTAGGCTGCGTGCCATCCTTGCGCAGCTAAAGGACAGCCTTGGTACATGGGCTGGTGATGCAACCGAGCTGACGGCACTGGAGCTGCAAGGCTTAGCACAGTTGCAATCTGAGTTCGTCACCGATCAATTGGCACGCGCGCTACCAGCTGGTGCCCGTGACGCAGTGCGCACCGTAGAGATCAGCCCGCAATTTGCGCAATCAGTGGTCACGACTGACCCGACGCAGATCAACGTGGTGGCGCTCAGTGATGACTTATTCGAGGCGGTTTATGGCGCAGAAGCACTGGCACGACAGGCGGGTACTGGTGCGTTTAACCTCACCGCTGCCAAAGGTGCAACCATCACCCTGCCCAATGGCGAGGTCATCACCAAGGCATTTCGTGGCGTCGCGGTTGATCAAGCTGAGCGGTTCAGTCAAGTGGTCAGGCAGGGACTCCTTACCGGTGAGCCAACACCTGAGATCGCCAGGCGGTTGATCGGCAGATTGCAGTTTGGCGAAGAGGCCAAGACCGTCCGGCAGTTAATCGCAGCAGGCGGGCAGTCCACTGCTGTAGCCAACAATCAAGTCATGGCATTGGTCCGCACTAGCGTGAACCAAGTAGCCAATACCGCCAGCCAGCAGGTGTATGAAGCAAATCAAGACATTACAAAGAAGTATCGCTATGTGGCCACACTGGACACCCGCACCAGCAGCATTTGCCGTGCATTGGATGGTCAAGAGTTTGAATACGGCAAAGGACCAACTCCACCGCAGCATTTCAACTGCCGCTCAACGACAGTCCCGGTGATCGACTACGACGACCTGGGCTTCATTCCGCCACCAACAGGCACCCGCGCCAGTGCGCTTGGACAGGTGCCTGCCAATCAATCCTATGGGCAGTGGCTGGCCAAGAAGCAGCAAGGCGAAACAGATGCTGATTTGCTGCGCCGCCAAGCTGAAGCATTAGGGGCCAGAAAGGTTTCCTACTTCCGCCTGCTGTCAGAGAAGTATGGACCTAATGCTGCCATCGCCAAGCTGGTCAGCAAAGATGGCTCAGAGCTAACCTTGGATCAACTCCGAGCACGTTATGGCAAGCCCTGAACTCAAATACACCTACGCCGATGGCCGCAAGGCATCTGAGTTCATGGATTGCATGGCAGGTGAAGCGGTCATTGATGCACGCCTGATCCAGCATCCAGATGGCACTAGGGGTTGGTACGATAGAACTGGCGTGATGATTGCTGCTGATGCCACTGAAGCGGGGCAAGTCGCAGGATGTGATCTCGGAAAACATCCGGCGGGAGATCAAGGCGGGCAAAAGCCCAGCTCAGGCGGCAGCAATCGCGTACGCAAAAGCCGGCAAAAGCCGCAAACGTAAACCCAAGCGCTAAGACCATGCCTAAGTACACCGGACCTGCCAAGCCTCAAAAGCCGATGCCTAAGAAGGGAGGCAAGAAAAAGTGAAACGCGGCGACCGTGTTAGCTGGAACTACCAAGGCACTCGTACCTTTGGCGTGATCACCAGCATCGGCGGTGAGCGTGCAACCATACCCACGCAAGGCGGTGGTAGCGTCACCCGCGTCGGCAGCCAAAATGATCCGATCGTGCGGATCAAATCCGAGTCAACCGGCAATGCAGTCATCAAGAAACGCTCCGAGCTGAAGCCAGCGCCAAGACGATGATCACCTATCGTGGCGAGCAATTTGAAGGCTATAACAAGCCAAAGCGGACGCCGAAGCATCCAACCAAGTCACATGCAGTGCTTGCCAAGGAAGGCGATATTGTCAGGCTGATCCGCTTTGGTCAGCAAGGCGTCAGCGGTAGCCCGCCGCGTGAAGGTGAATCCGCCGCCGCAAAGGCAAGACGCGCATCATTCAAGGCACGGCACGCAAGCAATATTGCACGCGGCAAGATGTCTCCTGCCTACTGGGCAGACAAGGTAAAGTGGTGACGTAATTAAGCCTGCGGCTTATCCATGTCTGACGAAAACCAAACCCAGGAGCCTGCGGCACCTGCGGTGAATGTCGAAGCACTGCAGCGCAGCGTTGAAGCATTAGAACGCAAGAACCAAGAACTTGCGGACGAAAAGCGAAAACTGCGCAAGTTTGAAAAAATGGCTGAGCAGCTGCCTGATGGGGTCAATGTCGAAGAACTGCTTGAGTTCAAACGCAACCACGAACAGCAGCAGCTCGAATCCCAAGGCAAATACCAAGAAGCCCGACAGGCTCTGGAGCAGCAGTACCGTGAGGCGACGGCGGAAAAGGACAAGCGCATTGCCGACCTTGAAGCCCGCGTCCGAGAGCTAGAGCTGATCACACCAGCAGTCACCGCATTAGCTGATCTGGTGCATGACCCTGACATGGTGCTCAAGACCAAGCTGCCAGCAGACAGGATCGAACGCGAACCTGATGGCACTGTGGTGGTCGTTGATGGCTACCAGCGCACACCAGTACAGGAATGGGCTAAGACGTTGCCGGCATGGATGCAGAAGCAGCCCAAGCCGCAGGGCAGTGGCGCACCATCAGCCACCAGCAGCGCACCACTGGCCGGCATCAAGAATCCATTTGCTAAGGAATCGTTCAACCTGACCGAACAGGCCAGGCTGTATCGTGCAGATCCTGAGCTGTACCAACGCCTGAAAGAAGCTGCTAAGGTGTAGGCAACCGGCTGCGCTGGATACGGGCTGCGCCCACCGTCAACCC